CCTAAAATTTAAACTAAAGGAGAGTAAAATGACAACTGACATAAAGAAAATATTAGTATATTTTAATCTAGCATTGTTTTCAGCGGCAGTTTGGTATATAATGGCTGAAGTATGTTTATCATTTGTATGGCGTACAATTTGGCATCAATAAAAGGAGATAATATGGGATTTGATATACATGGCTGTAAGCCATTAGGAAAAAGTGAAGAAAGTGATAGTTATAATGATGAGAGAGCTGCAGGTATTTATTTTAGGAATAATTGTTGGTGGTGGAGGCCTTTATGGGAGTATATATGTGAACATTGTAGTGAGTTTTTAAGCGAGAAAGATATGCAATCTGGAGGTTATAATGATGGTCATAAAATAAGTGCAACTAAAGCAAAGAAAATTGCAATAACTATTGAAGCATTGGATATGGCGAACGAAATACAAGAATTTGAGGATAGATATAAAAAGAAATTAGAAGCTTTACCTCAAGTTCCATGTCATATATGTGAAGGAACAGGCAATAGGAAGAAAGCACCTCAAGTAGGAGCTGGTGATCAAACCTGTAATGGCTGTAAAGGAACAGGAGCAAAAGATGATTGGAAAACTCATTATCCTTTTGCTAGAGGAAATGTTATACAATTTGCTGAATTTGCTAAAAATTCAGGTGGATTTAGGATTTATTAAATGAATATAATAGACGATAAAATAACATTGTGTCCAGAAAATCATATATATACTTTAGAAGGGTCTCCTGAGACCGTTTTTACAAGTGTTACAAAAATGATTAAACCTTACTTTGAGCCATTTAAAAAGGTTGAAATAGCTACTAAGTTATGTAAATATGTTCCAAAATATCTAAATACTGATCCCAGCGAGTTAATAGCTCAATGGGATCATGCTAGAGATCAAGGAACTAAAATTCATCTAGAAATTGATACATATATTAAGAATAAATCTACACCTGAAGAACCTAAGGCTATTAATGCTATAAAATGGCTTGAAAAAGCTACTAAAGGCTTTGATTCTAAGCTTTTATCAGAAGTAATTGTATATAGTAAAGAATTAAGTATAGCTGGAACAATTGATTTATTGTTATATAATGAAAGATCTAAATCTTATAGTATTATTGATTGGAAAAGTAATAAAAGGATTAATATTAAATCATTTAACAATAAAAAAGGTATTGATCCTATTACCAGCCTTATGGATGACTGTAATTTCAATCATTATGCATTACAACTATCATTATATAGATACTTACTTGAAACTTACTATGATATTAATATTGACAATCAATGTATAGTTCATTTAACACAAAAAAGATGTAGAAAGATTGATACACCATACTATAAGGAAGAAATCAAGAAAATTATTAAAAATAAGGAGAATTATGTACTACAACACAACAAATGAAAAATCTTTAGAGCTAGAAGCTGCTAGGGATGATGCAAATAAGCAAGATCATAGAGTTCTTGCAGTATTTTCAGCACATGGTATTGGATCACCTTTAAGTCCTTGGACAGTTAAAGAGATTATGAATACCAATGCACCAATTACAAGTATTAGAAGATCAATTAATACATTAACAACAAAAGGAAGGCTAGTTAAGACTAAAACAAAAGTTATGGGACCTTATGGAAGACCATGTTTTTGTTGGAGATTAAATGATGCCAAATCCTAATCATTGTATTGAATGCGATAAGCCTATAATACAATCAGAAAATAGAAAATATCAACAAGTTCATGATAAATGTATGATGGACTATCTTGATAAGATAAACAACACAAAGGAGGATAAAAGTGATTAGAGAATTTGCGTTTAGTTTAAGCAGAAGGCATTATTTTCAAGATGCTAATGCTGAATCAGAATGGCAAGGATTAGATTCTGATACATTTATGTCATTATATGAATATGATGACTTTGTAAAAGAATTTTTTGGAAGCCACAATACATTGGCTGGCTATAGTGGAATGATATATCTTCCTGATGAATTTATATTAGATGTAGATGGTGCTAATGTAGATAGTGCAAAAAATAAAGCTTATGGATTAGCATTATATCTATCTGATGTATCTATTCCTTTTAATACTTATTTTAGTGGAACTGGGTTTCATTTAGGCATACCTTCTAATGCATTTGCATGGAGACCTTGTACTGATTTACACATGAGAGTTAAAAAAACACTAACTGATAATGGAGTATTTGAATATGCTGATCCTGCTGTTACAGATAAACCTAGGTTAATCAGAGTTGTAAATACAAAAAATACTAAATCTGGACTATATAAGGTACAAATATCTAATAATTGGTTAGACCCAACTGAACCTATAGATCAGATATTAAAGTATGCTAAATCTCCAAAAAAATTACTAGATAATGTAATGGAGTGTGATCCTGTATTTGATACATTAGATATTAAAATAAAAGGTTCTAAATCAACTGAAAAAGAAGAACCTGTTATTAATGATGGAAGAGTAGCAGATCCTTCAAATTACCCGTGTATTAGCAGTATGCTTGAAAGTAAAGCTATTGGCAAAAGACACAATGTAGCTCTTAGATTAGCTGCATGGTTTAGATGGTTATATCCAGAAGCTGTAGTTAGATATGTTATGGAAGGATGGAGAAAATCTGTAGACAATCCTCATAGCCCATTTAAAAAAGCAGAAATGGATAAAATAGTAACAAATTGTTATGATGGTCATGGTGGTCACGGATATAGATATGGCTGTGTAGATCCTGTAATGGATGAATACTGTAAAAATACTTGCAGGTTATACAAAGCTAAGAAATCCCAATCTACTATGACAGCATCAGTGATGGAACAGGCATTAATAGACTTCCTACGTAAAGATCTTGATCCAATTGATCTAGGAAAAATCTATGGACAAACATTTCCTGTTTATCCTGGTGAAGTGGTAATACTCCAAGCTCCACCCGCATCCATGAAAACAATGCTTCTCCAGAATTGGATGGCTCATTTTAAACGACCTACATATTTTATGGAGATGGAAATGTCTCCAAGACAAATATGGACCAGGTTTGTTATGATTGAGAAAGGTTGGAGCGAAGAGGAACTAAGTGCTCATTATAGATCTCTACAAAATGGATTAGATAAGGACTTTAATTGGTTAACAGTTGATTTTTCTACATGTTATCCTTTTGAATTAGATAAAAGAATATCTATGCTTCCTACTAAGCCTGAAATTGTAGTTGTAGATCATATGGGTTTATTTAGATCTAAACAAAAAGATAACAATATGAAAGTAGAAGAGGTATCACAGGCTTTAATGGAAATTGCAGTAAAGCACAATGTAGTTGTGTTTGCAGTATCTGAAATATCTAAATCAGCATTTAGAGAAGGCATGGATATGGCTTCTGCTAGAGGCTCTTTTCGTATTGCATATAATGCTAATAAATTATTATCTTTAAAACCTTTTAGAAATGATAAGGGATTGATTGATACTTTAGTATTAAAAAGTGATAAAAATCGAGAAAAAGAGCAAATTAGAGCAGAACTTAAAGTAGATAATGCAAGGATAATACCATATGACTAAACTAGAAATGGATAAATTATTAAAAGATATTTTTAATAAAGTCCAAAACATACGTGATGCTGGGCAACAAGAATATGCTCGAACAGATCAGGATGTGTTTGCAAACTTTAAAAGAGTAGCATCTTATACAAATGGAACTAAAGAATCTGTATGTATGACATACCTAATGAAACATATTGACGGTATAGCTTCTCATATTAATGGTAATCAATCACAAAGAGAACATGTTACAGGGCGTATTACTGATGCTATAGTTTATCTATGCTTGCTCTGGGGGATGGTAGATGATAGTGACTAAATATCTTGGTCCTAAAGTCAATGGAAGATGTGAAATGTGCCATGAAACATCTTTTAAAATGCAATCCTATAAAGTAGAACCAAGCATTCCTCAAATGGCAGACTGGGAATCCTTAATAGTTTGTAAAAAGTGTGCCCGTAGAGAAATGGGGAGAGGATGGAAAGCACAAATGGAGGCTCTACATGCGTAGAGTCTCTATTGTGTCTTACAAAGTGTTAAAACCATGTATTTTGGTAGCTCAAACTGATTTATCCTTTGGAAATGAATTAATAAGAACTACAAGACTTGTTGAAAGAATGAGGCAATTTAAAGTTGTGCATGATAACGCAAATAAAAATTGGCACAAAAACGCTGGAAAAACATATCATGTTACTACTATTCCTAAAGGAAATGAGTTGTTTTATGATGGTAGTATTGCTAAATTAATTAGTGAGGCTTTATTAATTTATAATAAGGTATTCCATAACCTAAATATTAATCATGATACTGGATATAATATCCTTCATTATCTTACTGGAGGAGATTATCCTTGGCATTATGATGGAACTAAAAATAACTGTCATGCATTTGGATTAATTCAATTAAATGATGATTATGAAGGTGGTGATTTAGAATTTTATCAATTTAAACATGTAATCAAGCCTAAGGCAGGTCAGTTAATTATTGCTCCAACTGGTCCTGCATTTGAACACAGATCAACAAAGATAACTAAAGGTGAAAAATTTCTAATTAGAGCTAGGTTATTTAACGATAAGGAGAAAAAATTATGAAGTGTGAACATAAAAATACAGAATATCAGCCTGCAGAACCTGAAATTAACGTTCATGAAGATGTATTTTGTATTGATTGTGGTAAAAGTGTAATAGAAGAATTTGATTGGGAGGATTTATATGAAATTTAATGAAAAAACATTAAAAAAGGCCATTAAAGATGTTGAAAAAGAACTTAAAGAAAAAAAAGAATCTGTATTGGCTTTAGAAGCAGTAAGGGACGACCTATTTAAAGAATTAAAAGCTATTTATAGTACTCCTCCAAAGGGAACAATAAAAAAAGCTTTGAAAAGATTAGGAATGTACCCTAAATTCAAGGAAGAACTAAAGAGAGAAGATAATGGTGAAGAAACACATACTGAGGAAGATATCTCGACTGCTGATATACGCAAGGGATCTGGCTCCTCTTCCAACAACGAAAGTTCCAGCGGAATTTTCAAGGCAACATATCCTAGAAGATATTCACTTAATTGATCAATGGCTAAATAAAGAATTTACTAACAAACGTTCAGGAGATAATATATGAATGTCAAATCAGTAAAAGCAAAGGGTCGGAGACTTCAAAATAAATTAAGAGACATACTAAGACAGACATTCCCTAGTTTGCATGAAGACGATATAAAGTCTCAAACAATGGGAATGACGGGGGAGGACATAGTGCTATCTCCTAAAGCAAAAGAATCTATTCCATATAGTTTTGAGTGTAAAAACAAAGAAAGACTTGACCTCTGGAAAAGTTTAGCTCAAGCGGAGGAGAATGCTGGAGATAGTACTCCTGTCTTAGTAATTAAACGTAATCACAGCAAAACTTATGCTGTCATTGAATTAGATAACTTTATAGGATTAATAAAATGAAACATTC